CGCTATTGACGAAGAACTTGCTTCTTGCCTTTTTGTTGGTCCCGATGAAGGCGACATTAAACGTGTGATTGATGTCAGTGATCTACATGACCTCATTGACGAACTGGAAGCCCAGTAGTCTGAACCCCTACAACACTGGCATCTCATAATCCTGGGTAACATTGCAGTAATGCTTGAAGATTACTTCGGTGCTATTTCCAGCCCATTTTGCAACTTGCGCCACTGGAATACCTGCTTCAATCCATCGGCTGATCGCAGTATGCCTTAGGTCGTAAGGCCTGTAGCGATGGGTGGTGATTCCTGCTTGGTGTAATTCCGTTGCACGATCATAGAAAAAACTTTGGAATGCATATCGGTTGTAAGGAAAAATAAAATTACTGCTGTGTTCAAGCTTGTTGATGGCCTCCATGCACCTTGCATTTAGCGGAACAAACCGCTTTTTGTTTGTTTTTGTTGAATTTTTCAGCCCATGGGTGAGTGTGTAATTAGAGTGGACAAGCACTTTGTCATCAGCAATATCTGTCCATTGCATTGCCCTGACCTCTCCAGTCCTCATAGCTGTCTGAAGCATCACTTCTGCATACAAAGACCACCTGGCACCACTGCGCGATTGTTTACCTTCTAGTGCTGCAAGTAGGATTGATATTTCATTTTTGGGTATAACAATGATTTCGTCGTCCGACTGTGGCGGTTTCGGCATTCGGAATGTACTAATTGGATTTTTATTCAAATATGCAATGTCTTCACTGGCTGCCCATCGATATAAAGATTTTACATACATGGCCACACGGCGACTGGCTTTGACTGGTTGCTGTGTAAGCACCCATGACATAACTTGGCGACCTGCTGTCAGTTCCGTGATGGGACACCGTTCGAGCCACAGCCCCACCTGCTTGTAATCTGCCGCTAGTGTCGTTGGGTGAACCGTTGCACTACGCTCGGTTTTGAATTCCAGCCAGGTTTCTTGCAAGGTTTTTGCCATGGTAGTCTCGGTCGGACATGCAGTAGACTACTGCAAGAACCATTTTATGGCCAATGTTCATTTTTGACGGTAAACCCCTTAGCACTGACAATTGTTTTACTGATCCCACGACTGGCATCCAGTACCCAGCTAACTGGCTACGACTATCTAGCCCCGAGGATCGGGCTGCTATAGGGATCACGGAGCAGTCCGAACCCGCCTGGTACGACCAGCGCTTTTACTGGAGCCCAAATCTACCCAAGGACCACCAGCAACTCGTTGAGCAGTGGGTAGCGCAGACCAAACAAACAGCAGGCACCATGCTTGCAGATACTGGCTGGTTCATCGAACGACTGAACGATCCCAGTTCAGGAAAGCCAGTGCCGCAAGCCGTTCTTGATCGTCGAGCTGAGATTCGATCATTGAGCAATACCAAGGAGGATGCTATCGTTGCTACTGCCACCACCGCCGAACTGGCGGCTTACATCACTAGCCATGATTACAGCAATTGGAATCCTGTCTCTGTCAGCGTACCTTCTAATGATGTGGTCTCTTTTAATAATGGCTTCACCTCAGCAGGATTTGGACTCTGAGTTGGACCGTGATTGAGCATATTACTAGAACGTTGGTAGTCAAAAAAGAAAAGCGTTAAACTATTTTTTTCCCATTGACCAATGGCAGTCAAAAGCAAAACCGGCGCAGCTAGCGCTAAGCATGTTGTCATCTCACGCCCAAAGACTACTTCCATTGGTCAAGGACAGAATTCACGTCCACGACGCAAGGGGAAAAAGCCTATGAGAGGGCAAGGCAACAGGTAAACCATTACAATAAGATAAGAAAGGAAGGCCCATGGGACAGATTGTTGCTGGTGGCGTGCAGTTTGAGACTCACATTGAAGCCGATCACCGTGGGCGGATTCTATCAAAAGGGCCAGACAGTGGAGCCGTTGATGCCTTTGGGAGAGCGAGGGTAAGCTTTCCTTTTACGCTTTTTGATAGCACGATGCGCTATGACAAGCGTCCAGACCAATGGTTTGATAGCTTGGTTGGCGGTGGTACATCTACTTTCTTGACTAATGAAAGTAGCGTGGCAATGACTGTTTCTACAGCATCTGGCGATACTGTACTGCGAAGAACGAAGCAAAATCTTCCCTACCAGGCTGGCAAAAGTTTAATGATTTTGCAAAGTTTTGTGGGCGCCACCCCGGTTAGTGGTCTCATTCAAGAAGTGGGGTTTTTTAATGATGAGAATGGCGTAATGCTGCGAGTTAGTGGCACTACCCTTCAATTTGTGATAAGGAGCAATACAACTGGCTCAGTGGTTGAGGATGTAGTCAATCAATCAGACTGGAATATTGATACACTTTCCTCCATCGACATTTCAAAAGCTCAAATCTTCACGGCAGACGTTGAATGGCTTGGAGTGGGGAGAGTGAGGGTTGGCTTTGTTGTGAATGGCGAAATCACTTATTGCCATGAGTTTGGACATTATAACGTTCTAAGTGGCACTTACATGACCACTGCTATTTTGCCGTTGTCATATCGCATTTATAATGCTTCTTCTCAGGCATCGTCGCATACAATGAAGCATATTTGCTGCAGTGTATTAAGCGAAGGTGGATATGAACCGGACGGAGCCGTCTACTCCGTTAGTCATAGCCTTTCATCAATCGCAAATACGTCAGGAGAAAGAATAGTTGCTGGAATTCGCATGGCAAGTGGTCGTACTAACAATGTAATTCTTCCTGTAAAAATATCTACCACTGCTGTTTCTAATGATGTAATATTATGGAGATTGCGTCTAAATCCTACTTTGACTGGCGTAACATGGACGGCAGCCGCCAATGGCCGTGGCAATGTAGAGGTGACAACAAGTGGCACTGTTGCTAGCGGCACTGTAGTGGATTCTGGTTTTGTTTCCCAAGGTTCGTCCGTTAGTTATGCAGTGAACACTGCCATCCGGTTGTCTCTTGGCCAAAACGCATCTGGAGTGAGTGATACGTTGATACTGACCGTAGATAGTGGAGCAAACGCTCAGGCCCTTGGAATGATTGGCTGGGTGGAAGTCGTTTAATTGGAACCATGCGATATTATTTGTCGATGTGACGTAGAGATGCAATCTCGCAAGGTGATCTATATGGATGGACTAACTGACAATATAGACGACTAGTTAATGCGATGCCAGCGGAGAACAGAGCAAGGCCAATTATGATTTCCATTGTGAAATTGGATTTACTTTGTATTGGGAAGTTGCCATGTAATGCGAAGTTCTGCGCCAAGTGCTTTAATTGCATCACTGGCTTCTTCTGAAGCATTGTGAACAATCATGACTGACGGAACAATGGCATCCGGCAATGCTGTAATTGTAGCCATTGGAAAGAGTTCCTGAGCCTTTTCGGCAAGCTTTTCTGCCTTGGCAAGCTTTTCTTCCTTGTCCCATTGCTCTACCAATGGCGCTGTTTGACGGTCTACAGCCTTCATGACGGCTATGGTCTTCCATTCTGCCCAGTCGAGCCTGCAATGTTCCATGAGCCTCTTAAACCATGGATTAAAGGCCAATGAGGGCCATTGTTGCACTGCCCATAGGCCAGCCTCGTAACAAAGCGCATTGAACCAGACTTGCTTGTTCATCCCTCTTGAAAAACGCTTACAAATACTGTGCCCGTTTTGGTTAGTGGAAGAATTTTATCTTTTAGATCAATATTTTTGCAACGTACACAACCATAAGTTGAAAATAGTTGTTGATTGGGTGCCCATGCACCGGGCCAGCCACATGCTGATCCACCACCATGAATCATAATTCCGGCTCTGCCATGCTTGTTTTCTTGATTCTCTAGTTCCACTAAGTCAAAACTATACCATCCATACGACATTAGGGTGCGATCATAGCTAGGAGCATTCCCAACGCTTTCGTAATCTTTATAAACTTGCCCAATTTTATACAGACCAGGAGGTGTATCAGAATTGGTCAATTTAAATTCAAGGTCGCTGTGCTGTCCACGGGCCAAGCAAGGGATTTCCCATAGGAGCTTGCCTTCATAAGAAAAGGCCTTCATGGTTTCGCTGATGTCGTTGACGATAAGGTGAGAATCACCTTTCTTGAAACCAAAATCCTGGGGGCGCTTAGCTGGTCCAATCATCGGAAGGGAAGACTGAGGAGAGTATTGTTTCATTAATCGCGAAAGCTTTGCCGGATAATCTGGATCAGTGGCATAAGACTGATCCTTCAGCATGCGAGCTGCAGCGTAGCGATTCGGAGCATTGTTAATACCCCTAAATTGATGGTAGTCTTTGTACCATCTTGTGACTAAGTATTCTATACAGGCAGCGAGACTGGGGAAGTCGATGAAGCCATCAGTAATATTTACCCATTGACCATCGTACCATTCTTGCGTGGATACGTTGGATCCACTGCCTTTTAGGCCAAGAAAATTATTACGGCCAGACACATGTTGTCCAAAGCCGCTTTCCAGGCAGCATTGCGCAGCCACAAGTTCTGGAAAACGAGCACCACATTGCCGAGCAATAGAGAAGCACTCGTTCCAGAATTGTTCATTGGCTGCCATCAGCCCTTCACTCGAAAAATTGCCTTGAGGCCAGTCAGCACAAGCTGGATGACATTATTGCTTTTCCAGGGTGTATGCTGAATCACTTGATCCAGGGAGGCAATGATGATGCCGCCCACAACAAACCATTCGACTCCAGTCATGGCCATCAATAAAAGGGTCCACTAAATCCTAGCGCCGAATTTCCAAAGAGCGCACACGAGCTTCAAGGCTCTTTATGTTTTCAGTGAGGGCATCAAGTTTTTCTGCAATATTCTCTACTTGCGTTGTAATCTTCACTTGTTGATTGCCAATGCTCATCATCATGCCACCTGTGGCCAGAAGCATGCCAGCAGTAATACTCACTGCCAAATTAGCCAATGCATTCTGCCATTTTTCCATGGATTAGCAAGAGAATTTTTTCCATTCTAGCTTTTTGCGCGACCTTGTCGATTTGCGACTAGGCTTGATGCAGTGACAATGCATTATTGCCATGGGAAAGGGAAACGAAGCCGATCTCCTTCTGTATTCTCTTTCTGAATTGCGCCCTGGCGAAGCAAAACGTAGATTTCGTAAAAGTATTTTTGAAGACTATCCCAAAAAAGGATTTTTAGGGCAATGTGTTTGTGCTTACTGTGGAGAATGGAACGAGAAATTAACCATTGATCACATCATACCTAAAAGCAAAGGTGGACCGCATTTTGCCAAATGGAACAATGCTCCTGCATGTTTATCGTGCAATGCAGCAAAGGGAAGTTTGCCGGTTTTTGAATGGTGGCGCCCGCAAAAGTTTTGGACCATGGAAAGGGAGCAGGCGCTATTGTCTTGGGTGCATAGCAATAGTTTTGTTAGTGCTCATAGCGCCATTGGGTCTTGGGAGGAATGGATGGAACAGCAGCAGCGAGTGTTGCCAGTGCATGAACACCCAAGCCTGGCTATATCTTGGCCGCCTTCATTGGCTTGCTTGAACAAAGGAGATTGTTCTGTTTTTTAACCAAACCTAAAGGGCTTTTCCTGTCGATCTTCAAGCTTGTCAATTAATCTTGATAGATACCATTGTGCTTTTTTTGCATTTTGCAATGGAGTATCTTTGTCCCACATGCGCAGGATATAGCGCAACACTTGAGACTGACAGTTTGCAAGCACTGGATCAGTTGCTTTTTCAATTGCGTCTTCAATCACTTCGATCACTTCAAACCGGCGATCTGTGTAGTGCTGGGGATTGTTGATAATGTCGTGCATGATTCAGAATTGATAGTTGTTTGCAGCAAAAGCTTCAAAGGCCTCAGGGGCCACTGGTGAGCCCAGTTCAATCAATGCATTGGCATAGGCAATGATTTCTCCTTGAGCGCCATCCTTTCTGCGAAGACTGATGAAATGCAAAAGTGCTTGCAAAGAGCATGTCCAGGTGAAGCTGGTATAAAGTGCAGCAGGGAGAACGGCTCGCGCCTGCTCCTTGCTCACTCCCATCAGCAGAAGCTCGGCATAGGCCGCTGTGGCCGCCCCCAGAGCCTTTGACCATTCAATCTTGGCACTCTGCTGGGTTCCCGAGGGAAGGGGCCCTCCAGACGCTTGACGGTTGCTTTCTGCTTGTGCCAAGAATTGCCCGGGCATGTAGAACTGTGCATCCTCGGCGGAGCAATAGCGAAAGCTTTTTTCGTTCCAACCCAGTTGATCATCAACATAACTAGAAGCCACTGTATGCTTCCACCATTGCCTAGCAACAAACAATGGAGCCTTCACCCGCCACTTGAAAACCACTCCTCTAAATGGTGATGTGTGATGATGATCAGCTAGATAACGAAGAAGCCTGCCATCTTGGCTGGTCCAGTCTGTACTTTCTTTATCAAAGCTTTGCCTGGCATCATTTACAATGGAAAGACTATTTCCCATTGAATCTATCAAAGCAAGATAGCTGTGTCCGCCTAGAGGGCGGCATTCGTTACTTGTCATTTTCAATGCTCGAAGAGCCAAGTAAAGCGCGAAAAGTGAATGCTATTAGCATCCATTGCCAAAAGCTTAAAACAAGCGATGGGAAAAGCATTGCGCAGCAAATGCCAAGCAAATACGCACGCAAGCAATAAATAGCAAATATGCCAAGCGCTGTGCCAGCAAAACTGCCCAGGGCTTCCGCTGCTGACTTAGCTTCAGGGGTGATCATGAGGGAATAAAGGAAATGGGACGGATGCGTTGAATTGCCACTGTACCAGAGACGGAAGAATCTTCTTGGTCCCAAGTGACAACAGCTTTTTTTCTTCCATTGAGACAAGTGAAACCTTGGAAGTCTCCCAGAATGCTTGTCGGAACCAATCCGGCTGCCGTGAAGGCAACCAGCGCCACTCGTTCACCAATGCTCCATGCATAATCCCGAGGCAACCGCCGCATTCTATGCTTTTTGCTGGATGGATGCAATATCTTAGGGCTTTCCGAACCAGTGTTTGCGGTGATTTCGCCTTTGTCCACGACCTTAACAAAGCTGTTGCGTCCGTCCCGATGTCTTAGCCTAACGACAAACGAGAATTGATTCATGAGCTTCGGCATCGCAATGGAAATGGTTTACAATGGCAAGACAGTTCATGGAACTATGGGCCCATTTCAACATTCTGCGGAACGGGAATTTGCAATGACGGTGAATCGTCGTGCAATTGACGAGTGCTCTAACTTGTCACAACTTAAAACCGCGTCAAAGCAATTGCTGGAAGGCTGGGCATCAATGCAAACAGCTTTTCAAAGCATAATGCTTGAAAACATTCAGCTTCGTCAAGCCTTAGCAAAGAAAGAGCTTGACTTGCGTGCTGCTGATGAAATCCTTAACGAAGCCGCAGAGACTGTGCAACAATATGCTCGGCAACCAAAGAAAGCCAAGCAGTTTCTTTGGCCATGGTAGAAGTGAGAAGAAAGATTGTCCATTGACTGGTGTAAGCAAGATTGTACTTTTGACAGTCACGCTCATAGCCTGAGCCAGTTACATGGCGACCACGAATATAAACTCCGCCTTGTATTTCAATGCCTGTGCGGCTTTGTGGATGAGCAAAATCCAATCGGTATCTTTTGGATCGTTTGCTTTTTAAATAGCGCTCTTGAAAATTTCTTTCCCATGCATCAATATCAGAAAACTCTCGCTCAAGAATTAACTGTGGATAGTGGGCTTGCCAAAGGCCAAGGAAATCGTCTTCAAGAGCACTCAATGTTCAGACCATGGCTTGTCTTACCTTAGCACCTTGGTTTTGATAGGATCCAGTGTAAGGCCTATCCACTTCTTCGTCTAAGCGATAAAGCATCACTTGAGCAATGCCTTCATTTGCATAGATGCGCATTGAAAATCCAGTTGGATTTACAAGACAAATAGTCAAATGACCGCTCCATCCGGGTTCGATTGGCGTGATGTTAGTAATCAAGCCACACCTGGCATAGGTGGATTTGCCTTGAGCAATGGCAAAGACATCGTCTGGCATAGAAATTAGCTCAAGGCTAACGCCAAGGCCAAAGCTATGAGGAGGAAGGACAAAGAAGGTGCTGCCATTCAAAACTCTTGGTGCTGCATAGCAAAGAGTAGGGTCGCTTAACTTGGGGTCAAGCACGGCATTGGTATTGTTAGCTCCATTGAAAACTAACAACTCCTCCGGGGACAAGCGAATATCGTAGCCTGCTTGGGAAAGGCCAAAAGAAATGGCCTTCACCCCATAGTCAAGCGTGCGTTGCTTCTCTCCGACAAAAGGCAAAAATACATCTTGCTCAGCGAGCTTTTGTATTTGCTTATCGCAAAGAAAGCTTCCCATCAGAACGCATCTTCAGAGGCTTCATTCACCCAGACGCTGGCATAGCCTTTTGCGCCATCGCGTTGGCCCTTGACCTTCACGGAGCCTGTGTATCCTGGTGCTCGATCGGACGATCGTTTAGTGTTTTCCCAAACGGCCATGTCGAGACTGTAGTTTCCTCGTTCGTTTGGACCTGCTTCCTTCAGGGCCTTGAGCACGTCAAGGGTGAGGTCAATGGAAGCAGTGATGGGCGGCTTGTTAGCCATGGTGTTTCCCTAGGGGGTGATGGTTGGTGCCCGGTTGGGCTTGCTAAGTTTACCCTTTATCGACGGTAAGCGCAAATGCCTTGCCGCCTGGGTAGTGCTCCATGAAATATCTCTTCACCATGTCTTCGACGATTCGCTGCTGGCAGACCAGCTCAAAGCCATCAAGATGAACCAGTTGGAGGACTGGCTCACTTTCTTTGTTTTCTGGGTCGTAACAGGCTATTACGCACCAAGCTTCGTCCACAGCTTGTTGATACATCTGGGATGCTGCCATGGAATAAGCTCCCAATTGACGCTTGTAATCCGCCAATTGATAGTCTGGCTTTTCTTTGAAGCTGGTCTTCCAATCGACCAATGCAATGGTTCCATTGGTCATTTCTGCCACCATATCTAAAGTGCCACTAAACCCTATGCCCAGATCAGCATTGAACCATGACACAGCACTTTCCACTAACAACGGCTTCTCCACTCCTGCGAGGAAGGGTTCTGCTGCCTTGAAATATGGCTGCCAATCAGGAGCCTTTTCAAGATGGTGCTCAATGTCTTCTTCACCAAACCAATCTTCCAGCACGGCATGAAGCCAAGTGCCCCGATTGGCCGCAAGCCTAGTTCGACGATTTGCCTCCTCATTTCCTACTTTCTTTCGCCAATTCATTAGCGCCATAATTTTGGACGCTGGTGCCAGAGCAGACAAGAAAGTAGTAACAGAAGGCAAAAGCATGCCATTTGGCACATTTGGAAAATCAAGACATTGATAGTGTCGTTTTCCGTTGAGGCTAATGCGCTGTGGATGGAAGTGCTCGAATGAAGTCATAAAGGGCCATCAAATAAAGATCCGTCTTTGTTACATACAACCATGCCCGCAAAGGTTTTCGCGAGCATGGCTGCAGCCCTGCTTACTTTTTTCTTGTCACATAATCCTTTGTCCATTCAATTGCATTTCCTTGCAAGCAGGCACTTCGCAAGTCATCAATCTCTTTTTCCATTGCAGCCTTTGTCATCTTGATGCCTTCATCTTTGGTCCATGAAGTGACCAGGGTGCTGATCACATTGGCAAACATTTCAGCATCCTTGATGTCCTCTCCCTTGGACAAGCCAAGATTTTGCAAGGCATTTTTACCTAGCATCATGCTGGCTCTTTCGTCAGGCTTCCCAAGGGGGTTGGCCTTACAGAATCCAAGAAGCGCTGCTTTGCCATCGAACTCGGCGGTAGCATTGGCGGCAACAGCTTCCGTTGCTCCAGCAGCAGATACATTTGCTGGAGTTGGCGCTGCTTTCGTGCTTGCCCTCGGAGCAGGCTTCGTTGCTTCCTGAGAGGGCGAGAATTTGGGTGCAACTGTCGCATCATCGTCGCTCCTGGGGATGTCTTCCCCTGAATACAGTTTTAATCCAAGACCAGTAAAAGTGGCAATGCATTTAACGCTTGCACGTTGAATGTTGTCACTGACAGCACGAGCATCAAGCTTTGCCAATGCATTGTGCTTGTTGTCCATCAAGGGAAAGACCAGCGCTGTAGTGCGCTTTTGTCCATCTGTTAGATATGGCCTCAAAAGCCAGCAACCATCCTGGCCAAATACCGGCCAGCCTTGTTCGCGCTCTTCAAATGCCACATATACAGAAGGAAAGTGTTCTTTGAGGTAGCGAAAAGCAAACGGCCAGGAAAGATAAGAAAGGCCCTTGTAGTTCTTTTCGACATGTTCCCCAATGGGAAGTTCGTAAGCCTTTGTGAAAGCATCAGAAGATATTTCCAATGGCAGGAAAATACCTAGTGCCCGCTCGGTCAACATCATGTCAGCCGGTGTTTCAAGAGAAGAAGATGTCATTATCAGAAGGAAGAGAGGTGAGCGGAGTCAAGCTTGTAATGATTATCGTAAAAAATAATAAATCTTTTTGGCTTTTCGGCTTCATCTACAACTAAGCTTGATCCTGGTAATGGCCAGTCTTCTACAAGCCTGACATCACTAACACCTTCTGTCTCGGTCTCTTTGTATCCTTCCTCCATCGCTGATTCTTCGTAGCAGAGCAACACTGGAATATCCCCATGAAGCTCTAGCGCTTGATTGCAAGCTTTGGTGAACTCAGACAGATTCATGATGACAATGGGCGAGGGGGTAAGGGAGTAGTGTGATCGATGATTTCAGGCCAGACATCATCGGAGACGATGTTGCCATATTCAATACCTGTCGAGCGTAATATTCGCTCAACAGTTTCAGAGCGGCTGAGTTGAGCTTCTATAGCCAGATTGGACAGGTGATCGTAAACCTGACTGGACAGAGTGAAATGACGACGTTGCTTGCCGCCATCGTAGTGAGCTTTGGGCATGGCCTCCGTTGGTGCACTCTGACTATAGGCCCATCATGCTGGCTGACAACGCTGTAGGCCATCAGGATTCCTTATAGAGGCCAGTCATTGCAACGGGCCAGCAAAGATGCCATGATGGTTCAGCCCTTCTGGCCCCCATGTCTTTTTCAATCCTTGACCACCTGGAGCAGTTGGAGCCCAGCAACGAAACTGGGAAGTTTGTCTGCCCAGCGTGCGGAGGCAATGATTTCACCGTCAACAAGGCCACAGGAGGCTACAACTGCTGGCATGACCCTAGTGCCGCTCACCGGGCTGACATCCGCAATATATTAGCCCCATTGGTTCGATGGGAAAAGCCATCAAGGGCAACTGGTCGCCATCAGTTTCATTACTACAACAATAAGCAAGAAAAGGTTGTAATTGTTAATCGTGACGACGCAGGGGGTAGCAAACGTATTTGGCAAGATTTCCCCACCATTGAACCCAATGCCACCAATCACAAAACTCAACTGCAAGAAGTGAAGGCAAATATCCTGCCTTACAGGTATGAAGAAGCAATAAAAACAAGCCATGAAACAGGGCTGCCAATCATTATTGTTGAGGGTGAGTTAACTTGTAACGCAGTATGGGATATTGGTTTACCTTCTGTCACCTTCCTGGGAGGAAGCAAGCAATACAGAACTAATGGTGATTATGGTCAGCTTTTCAAGGGACAGAAGATTGTCTTAGCCCCTGATCGCGATGACCAAGGTGTAGCCTTCATGGCTGAAATTGAAAATGATAACCCTGGCGCCAGTTGGTTATATGCTGATCCAAAGTCATGGGAGTGGGATAATTTACCATCTGGCAATGGTTACGACCTTGCGGATTACATTGAAGAAGGTGTTACGAAAGACGAACTGCTTGCTTCCATTGTTTCCAAAAATCGCCATAAAAATCAAGATGGCAAGCCAGCTTATGAGGAGATCATTGCTGCCGTTGAGAACTTTGTGGGGCTCTACGCAAACGATGCTCGTATTGCGTTTGAAACAAGTGCGTGGCTAGAGCAACGTGCGATGAAGTTAAACCAGCAAACTATTGAGAAAATCATTGATGAAGTGAAGGGTCGTATTTATGGCCGAGAGGAGATGGAAACCATTGATGCTCTTGCCATTGCTGGCTCTGACAAGGCTAGGGAATGGTTAATTGCAGGCATAATGCCTCTTGGTAGCGTGATGCTGCT